GGTAACGCACGTGAAGGAAAGGACGCTTGGCATTCTTACCAAGGATTTGGTCATACACAGTGGTAGAACCTGCAGGAACAAGCATACCTGTGATTACGTTAGCGGTAGTAGTACCTGTAGTAGACAGGGTCAGACCACCACGCATAGTTGGGTCGTTCAGATATTTCCAATCTGACTTGTAGAAGTCGTAACCTCTGCGGAATCCGCTGAAGCCAAGGTTCAAAGCCATATCGGTATCGTTGTCGAACAGACCGAATGAAGCAGCGTTAGCAGCACCTGTAGTACTGTAACCGTTCAAGGTAGCCAACATATCGTCAATGTCAAAAGAGAAGTCACGGTTAACGAAAAGAACATTCTCTTCGATAGAACCTTGCTTGTCAAGACGAGAAACGATTGTGTCGAAGTCAGCCAAGGTGGTAGGATTACCTGCACCCCATACGTTACCACGAGAGTTTACTACGTAGAACACACCTTCAGAACCTTTGTTACCATAGGTTGGGTTGAGTGCAGCGTTAACTACACCTGAACCTGTTTCAGCAGGAACGGCTTCCAACATAGCGGTCTCAAGGTAATCTTCAAAGCGAAGACGAGTCTCGTGCTCTGACTTCAAATACCACAGATATCCGGTAGCACCGTTTTCGGTGGTTACTTCAACCCATCCAATCTGAGCCATATCAGAACCTGAAACGGCATATTTGTCTTTGATGATGATGGGAGAGTTGCTGAAGATTTCGTCTTCTGCTTCCAATGAACCAATCATTCCAACAGTACCTTTCTTAAATTCAGAACCGTAAATGAATACAGTGAATTTGTTGGCTGCTGAAGCGTTAGTCATACCTGCTGCTTCGTAGAAGGCTACAGTAAAGGTAGCAGCCGAAGTGCTAACTGCGGTAACGATACCTTTGTTTTGAGTAGGACCTGCTACGTTAGGAGTAATCATAACGGTTTGACCGGGACGGATAGCGATACCTGTTACGTTAAGGTCATTAACGGTGAAGGTAGCACTGTCAGCACTTGCCAAAACAGTAGTGGTTACATCCACATACTTGGTGTGAAGACGACCTTGTTCTGCCCATTTGATTTGGTCAGAGTTTGAAGGCATCTCAGCACCAACCATACGAAGGAAGGATGCTACGGTGCGGTTTCCATAACGCTCAAATTCTTTCTCGTAGGTATCAGGAAGATACTGATTCAAGAAGTTGAAGTTAGTAATGTAATTGGTGGATAGGGCAACTTGCTCTGCTGAGGGTTGCAACTGATATCCGGGGGTTGCGTTTACTGCCATTTTTTTGTTTAATTAAAGGGTTTTACTTATATTCTTTTTGCACTTTTGATTTTCAACCCACGACCTGAGCCTGAGTTTACTTCTCGGATTTGCACTCCCCCCTTATTGATTGCTTCAGGTGCTTTACGCTCAGACATATTTACATTCTTTATCTTGCGTGTTACATCTTCTGTTGCATCTGCCAAGCCCTGCTCATAAAAGAACTTAGCGAATCTTTCGGGGTTCATTGCGATGGCTAATGCCTTGTGATATCCTACTGCGTCCTTCATAAGACCACTCTCATCCAAGTACTTATTGATAAAGTTCATTGGAGTTGATTGAACCTTCTTCAACTCAGTGGCATCACCGGGAGCAAAAACAAGTTTACGGTCATTTAAATTGAACTCAAAACCTTTGAACTCTTGACCAAATACTTCGTCAGTTTTCTTTTGGAACCACTCACGTTTTTTCTCTTGCTCTTCGTTTAGGGTACTCGCCTGTTTTATGTACTGCTTATATGCCTCGTACTCTTCTTTCTCGTCTTCAGGAATACCAACCGTTCTTGACTCAAGGGGTTGTTTGTACTTTTCCTTCTGCTCGGTAAAGTAAGTCTTGGCTTTTGCAATCGCTTTTTTCTTTGCCAATTTAGCCTTCTTAACATCTGCTTCGTCATCTAAGTCTTCATTGTAATTGAAGTCTTCCATCATAGCCTCGATATCATCTTCATCGAGACCATCCTCAGTTGCTAAGAAATACTGCTTTAGCATTTTGTCAGGGTCCATAGTATCAAAGTCTTCCTGTAACTTCAGGTAGTCTTGAATACCACGCCCTGTTTCTTTTTTATACTTAAGGAATGATGCTACATCTTCAGGCAACTCTTCATTGCTTTCACGTGCAGCAATCAAATCGTCAAACGACTTGATTTCCTTGTTGTACCTTTTTCCAATATATGAAAGAACGTCCTCTTCTTTTAGTTCAACAGGTTCTGCTGCAGGTGGTTGTGGCTCTCCGGCAGGTGGATTTAATCCTTGGTCTCCACTACCTTCAGCACCTTGTGCTCCTCCGTTCAATCCTTGCTCGTGCTTATCGAGCAACTCTTGTTCTTTTTCAGCAACCCCTTTTTCGGCTCCTGTTACTTCTCTTACTTTAAATTCCATTTGATATGATTTTTATGCAAAGTTAATAGAAAATATTTTTATCCTCAACGAGGGGAAAATTCAGCCAAGTCAAAACCATCGAGAGAGTCTTCATTTGACTCAAAGTTTTGAGGTGGTAAATTCAACTTACGCTGATTAATCAACCTTGACTGCTCAGTGTTCTGCTGACTGATTCGTTTTGCCTTAGCCTCTTCTCTTGCCATTTCTCTCTGAGACAATTCGCTTCCCTGAGCCTTAGCCAATTCTAAGTTGTAGTTGAACTCCTCAGCCATAAGTTGACTTTTAAGTTTGGCTTCATTATTCATCTTCTCCATCTCGAATGCAATCTCTGCTTGTTTGAGTTGCATCTTCTGACGTGTCTCCATCTCAATCTTCTGAACTGCCAACTGTGAAGCCATCTCCTGAGACTTCAATTGTTGTTGAGCAGTCATTGCCTGTTTCTGCATAAGCATCTTCTCTTCACGCTCTTGCTTCTTAACACGCTTGAGTTTCAACAATTGGTTTGCAAGTTTAATATTTTTCAACTCACGGATATCAATTGCATCCTCAAGATTGATATCACCCTTTTGCAAAGCAATCTGAATATTCTGTTCGAGTTGTGCCTTCTGCTCTTCATCAGGAGATACGTCAATAAAGATTCCAAAGTCGTAGATGTACAAGTCTTTGATATCATTAAGAATTGATACGTTATACTTTCCAATCTTATTAGCAAAGTCATCTTTGAAATCAGCGTATTCCAATATGTCAGCAATACGATAAGTAAGTGCTTCTGATATTGATTTGAAAAGATAAAGGCTTCCTTCAAGGATATGACGAGTAGCAGTATTTGAGTTTAATGCTGCCAACTTCTGAACACCAACTAAAGAGTTGGGGTCCGGGTCAGAACCATCACGTGCTTCATTCAATCCTGTTACCGCACGAATCATATCAAGATAATGATTGTAGTTGGTAATCAGCATCTGAGTTTTGGAAGCACCGGAGTTGCTATTCAGTTCTGGAATAGGAACACGATCATTGTTAAAGTCTCCATCCTGTGTGTATGACCTACCAATAACGCTACCTGTTTGGAAGTAAAGTCTAAGTGCATCCTCAGGATTATATGCGTTACCTGTTCCCAAGTCAACTTCATTCAAACCATCGGCATCAATGAATACACCATCAGGAACAACACGAGAAATAACTTGCTGCAGTTTCAAATGCGTCATCTGAATTAAGTCAGCAAAAGGAATCATCCTGCGAACCAATGACTCAATAACACCTTTGTACATACGTGGTGCTACTGCAACATAGTTTGGTAATGCGTGTTGAGTTGCTGACTTTGGACGAACCATATTCTCAGCCATCTCCCACTTCAACAGGATATTGGTTCCCATAACCATAATCCCATTGTACCATACATCAATGGTCTTCTCTACTTTCTCAAAGCGACCTTCCTCCATCATCTCAACAGGTGGGTTAAAAGTATCATCTTTCTCCACCATACGAGTTGCACCGTTATCTAAAATCTTCTTCTTGTAGACAATCTTCTTTGTAGTCTTGTAGTTGTAATAAAGAAGAGTGCAAGTATCACGATAAAAAATATTATTCTCATAGTATTGAGCCACGTTGTAATAATCATACCAACTCTGACTATACTTTGAAATCTCTTCCAAATCTTCTTTGGTAAGAGTTGGGTCAATCTTCATAAGTTCAGTGATTGGAAGAGTTTTAATCTCACCCCAATAAAAGCAATCTCTAAAGTATGGGTCCTCTGTATAACTGTATACAATGTTTGCAGGGTCAACATATGATATCTGAACTCCTGCTCCGGGAAGAAACTCGTGCTTCTCAACACCAATACCTATGGTCATCAAATCATAGTCGCACTGTTTACGGATATACTGATAATTATTTTCATCAAGCAATGTGTTAATTGCCTCTTCCTCTGCTATCTCAATAGCAGGTTTATAATTGAGTTGCATATACAATGACAACTCCTCATCAGTAGAAGGCAGTTCATCCGGGTTCATTGTGAATGGGTCAACGCCTGTCTGCTGCTGAATATTTTGAAGAAGGTCCTTTGCTACCATCTGACCCTCAATCATATCTTGGTACTTGCTTCTCTTAGCCTGAGACATTGCGTCCTGAGCATATGCATTTACCTTGAATAGACGGTCAGACATACCATTAACTACAATGTCAACAAACTTTGGTATGATAGGAACAGGTGTCCAATCTAAGTTCAGATAAGAAAGGTCACCGTTTACTGCGAGTTCATCTTTGTATTTCTGAGTTGACTGCTCACCACGTGCATACAAACGTAGCCTATGGAAGTCTCTCCACTGACTATAATACCTGCATTGATTCCCATCCTTGCGGAACCACTCATATTGAATGGCTTGTCCTATCTGTAGCCCGAATTGCTCCGTGTTCTTCTCAGCATCGGACACGAATTGACTTGGGAATCCCACAGACGATATATCTACTTTGACATCTTTCATCTATTGATTTGGCTTATAGTTCCCTTATTGTTATATGTAGCAAAGTTAATGCTAATTTTTGATTGTGTTTTTTCCGGTTGATAAAGATGTTTTTGTGTTGCCATAATAGCTAATCCTGAACTAATTGATGCGTCAAACATTGTTCGGTTGTTTATGTCAAACTTTGCCCAATCCTCTAATGTACGGATAAAAGGCATAGTACCCATCTCATCAGGGTCCCTATACTTTCCCTCTAAGTCAAGACCAATATGCTTCTCAATGTATGACTCAATGGCTGCAGCGTGTGCTTGTTTAACATCCTCTGATGAGTTTGGTATTCCTCCAAGTTCTCTCTCAGACTTTGACAGTTTTGCATATGGCTTATCGGGTCTGTTCAAACAGAATCCTCTATACCCCCTGTTCTT